GGTATGCGGAGAGGTTTTTCTATCGGATAGTGGTCAGCTACGCGGAGAAGGTGGTCTGGGAGGGACGGCTGGAGGACGTAGAGCTGCGAGCTGAGGGCGTGGATTTGACGTTCTACGGATACTTCAGGAATTGCTATGACATCCCGTTTAACGATACCACCAGCTATACCTCCGGGACGCACTACGCCGATGAGATAATCAAGGACATCATTCGGGCCGCCTGCGACCAAATCTATCCCGACTTTAGATATATCGAATCGCCGAACTTTAACCTGGCGCCAATTACCTTCACCAATAACGGCTTCCCTGGAGACCATTTCAAGAGATTGGGGAAGATTGGGGACGGGAAGACCTCCCACCCCTGGTATTTCGCAGTTTGGGAGAACAGGATGCCCTATTTCCAGAGGAGGAAGGTGGGCGTCCCAGACTGGCATGTCTCGAAAGCGGATTTGGATTTGGAGGCGGGCTTTAACCTCCGACGCTCGGCCAGGGATATGTGGAACGAGGTGGCCGTCATCTATACCACATACGATGGGATGCAGGTCATCACCCCCTTCAAGAGCGATGACGACAGCAAGGAGAAGTGGAACATCACCCGCCGTGGGGTCTTCTCGATGGGACAGGGGGGGACTGATACTGCCCGGTGGGTGAGGAACGCATATCTGAGAGACCACTCCTCCCCGATGCAGGAGGGGGAGCTGGTCATCACCGGCAACGTCAAGGACGAAGCCGGAGCTGCCCATCACCTTTGGGAGGTGAGGGCGGGGGACTTGATACAGATAGATGACCTGATACCTGAGCCGGAGATAGTGAGAAACCCGGAGTTGGAGACGTTAAGGATTTTTCACATCAAAGAGACCGAATTCGATGCCGCCCGATGGAGGCTCACCGTCGTGCCGGACTGGCCGGGCGGAAGCGCCGACATCATGCTGGCGAGGGCTGATTTGGGAGCGAGATGGTAGATGAGGCTGTCGGATTTAGTGGACAGGCTAATTCCATACTTTGTAGATAGGGGAAGGAGCTGGATACCGGAGAACGATAACGAGCTATCGCTCGGCTCCTCCACGAAGAGGTTTAAGGAGATTCACGCTGTAGACGTGGTGGGAACCATCGGGGGAGCCACCTGGAGCTACGGCGGGGATATGACCATTGATGCCACCGATACGGTGGATACCACGCTCTACATCAAGAACTCCGGCGGCGGCATCTGTCATCTGGACTTACAGGGAGATTTTCATTTTCAACAAACGCTGAAAAAGATGCAGTTCAACAACGCTTCGGACTGTATCTTAAACGTGACGAATATAGGCGCAGGAAAGGCCATCATCCAGAGAGATGGGGCCGCCGTCCTGTGCGATGGCGATATAATAGATGGAGGTAGCTTCTAATGGCAGTTACCATTAAGGTGAAGAGGGGAGCGGAGGCGGGGTTGCCGACGCTTGCCTCCGGGGAATTCGCCTGGACAACGGATACATACAAGCTCTTCATGGGGACTGGCACGGCGAACAAACAAGTCACCATGAAAGATGACGTGACCAGTATGCCGACCCACGCCTTGGTGGGGGCACAGCACTCCGCCAGCGGCCTGACGGTGGGGTATACGATTCGGGCCACTGGCACGACAACCTTCGCGTGGGCGCAGCTCCAGCACGATGACCTGGGAGGCGTCACCTCATCCCAGCACCACACGCGGTATTCGGATACCGAGGCGATAGGGGCTATAGAGGCGGAGCCGACCCTCAACTTGCAGAACGTGACCATAGTTAAGGAGGGAACGGCTACATCCACCGTGCAATATACCAGCCACGCCCTGACATTCCAGGGTTCGGGGTGGGATACGAGCCTGGCCCAGGAGGCCGTACTGGAGCCGTACTTCAAGCTCGTCCCAGGTTCCGGGGCGACGGGAAGTATCCCATACTCCCTGGTTCTCTACGACGATAGCGGCGCGTCCACAATCGTCGTTGATATGCTCAACAAACGGCTGGGCGTGGGGCTATCCCCGTCGTATAACCTCGACATCTCAGGGGATGCCCGCATATCGAGTAACCTCACCGTCCAGGGGACGCTGGAGGTGCCGGGGTATTACATCAGGTTTGCGTCGGGAGACTATATCCGGTGGGATGAGACCAACAACAAATACCTCTTCTACATCGGAAACTCCGTGATGCTGAGCATCCTCTCCACGTCGGAGCTGGGCGATTGCATAATTGACGGAGGCACTTTCTAGATGGCGGTAGCATCTCTCAAGATTAAGCGGGGGGTCGAGGCCAACCTCCCCTCCCTGCAAGAGGGGGAGCCGGCCCTTTGCACCGACTCGCTTAAGTTCTATCTCGGCACGGCGAAGGGCAATAAGCGGGTGGTCATGGGGGATGAGCTGCTCTACTACCATCCCCTGCCATCGCCCTGGTCACATGCGAGCTGGGATGGGGATGCCAAGTCGGACGTGCTGACCCCGGCGCTGCTCGACATATCCACCTTCACCGGGGCGCCGAGCGATACCAGCCACATCAGGGCATATGCCGTGCGCATGGTCGCCAGGGATAGCGCCACCTTCCCTGTGGATGGCCTTTACCTCGCCCTGGGGCCATCCAGCGCCGAGTGGGACCAGGCCCTCGTGAGGCCCTGGGGAGGAGATATATGGGCGGAGAACGATGCCATCGTGTCGGCGAACGAGGACGGCGATTTGTATTACACGATAAACGCCTCCGGCTCGCTGACCCTCGATGCCCATATCTATATTTGGGGGTACTTTACATATGATTCGCCATGCTTCCACCCGCTGGAGTCGCCCTGGACGCACACGAGCTGGGACGGGGATGCCAAGTCGGACGTGCTGACATCCACCAAGCTCGACATGTCCACCTTTAGCGGGGCGCCGAGCGATACCAGTCACATCAGGGCATATCTCCTGAAGCTGGCGGCGAGAGACAGCGCAACAGCCGGAACGGATGGCCTCTATCTCGCCCTGGGGCCGTCCTCGGCGTATTGGTATGCGGCGGCGGTCAGGCCGCCAGGCGGGGACTTGATGGTCTACAAGTCGCTGCTCTGCCCGGCCAGCCCGGAGGGGGATTTGTTCTACAGGATAGATGCGTCCGGCACGGGCACGCTGGATGTCTGGATAGAGGTCTGGGGCTACATGACCGCCGGGGCGCGGTTTCATCCCCTCGATGCCCCCTGGACGCATACGAGCTGGGACGGGGATGCCTATTCGGATACGGCGGCCACCCAGCTCGACATGTCCACCTTCAGCGGGGCGCCGAGCGATACCAGCCACATCAGGGCATACCTGATAGAGCTAATCGCAAAGGACAGCGCCGCCTGGGGCACGGCGGGATTGGAGTTTTCGATGGGGCCCTCGTCTTCTAACGCATATCAGATAGTCGCCAGGCCCCCTGGGGCGGTGACGGTGAGCCAGTTGGGGATTGTGAATACCGACCTCCAGGGGGATGTCTACTATACCATCAATGCTTCGGGCGCCGGGACTATGCAGTGCTGGATAAGGGTATGGGGATACTTTACCTAGAAAGGAGGGATTATGGCTAAGAAAAAAGTGTTACAGGAAGTCACAAAGCTCCTGGGATGCCAGGAGGAGGAGGTGCTGGGGCGAATCGCTGCCCTCCTCCAGGAGAGGGCCTCCGCCATCACCATCGTCTGGAGGCGGACAAACCTGGAGTTCTCCTTAATCGGGATACCGAGATTGCCGGAGGCTTTCCTGGAGGCGGCGGAGAACTGCCAGATGGTGGCCCGTGAGCTGACGCGCCAGGCGTTACTCATGGCGAAGGCTTCCGCTGAGGGTAAAGATGATAGACCTGATACTGAGGATAACCAGATGGGATAGGGCGGCCCAGGTGATACCTGAGCTGTGCACCCTTCCCAACGCCAGGCTCTACGTCTACGCCTCCAAGGAGGAGGCCAGGGCATGGGACTTGCTGGCCGCCTTCATGGGGGATTTGGTGAACGACGGCCTGGCGTTTGCGGAGGTGTTCACCGCCGAGGCGCTGCCTGTGGGGGTGCTGCTGGAGATGGCCCAAAGCGATTACGTCATCCTGGCGGACGACTGCTGGTTGCCTCCTTTAGGGAAGCCCAACTGGGCGGAGGAGCTTTGCCGGATGCTTGAGGACAGGCCAGAGGTCTCCCAGATAGCTCCCGTGCCGGACTATTTCCCGCAGGGAGTGCCATCCATGCAAGAGCTGGAAGATGGACTATATCTCACAACGAGGTTGGAGAATTGCTTTAGAGCCATAAACAGGGAGAGGAATCTTGGCGCGGCCTGCTACACGACGAGGCTGAGAGTGAGCTACCTTCCTAAGTATAATCTTCTCAGGGGGATATAGATGGAACAGGAAAACCGCATACAGCTTGAACATCGCCTCACGCAGTTAGAGGTGGCGATGGGTGCGCTGCGCCAGGATTTGAGGCAGGAACTTGCGCTGGTAGAGAGCCGACTCAGTGAGCAGATAGCGCTGCTGAACTCGGAGGTGAGATATATAGCCCGAAACGAGCAGCATCTCAATAAGATGCTCCTGGGACTGATAATCGGCTCGCTGGTGGTCGGCATTATCATCAGGTTGTTAGGGATATAGGTAGATGGACATAAGGATATTCAGCCGGCGGGGGATATTTCAGCTCGACCTGGAGGAATATCTCAGGGGGGTGCTTCCCTCGGAGATATATGCGAGCTGGCCGGATGAGGCGCTGGCCGCCTTTGCGGTCATCGCCCGCACGTATGCGTTCTACGCGATTAAGCACCCGCGCCATGAGTACGAGGGGTGCCATGTCTGCGACACCACGCACTGCCAGATGTGGGCCCCCGATAAGACCCACGCCCGAACGGACGAGGCCATAGAGAGGACGAGGGGCCTATATCTCTATCACTATCCGTCCGGCCTGGCCCCGATAGAGGCCCTCTACTTCAGCCATTGCGATGGCATGACGCTGAACTCCGAGGAGGTCTTCGGAGAGGAGAGGCCATATCTCAGGGCCAGGCTTTGCTTTTGCGGGTTTGAGGAGATATTCGGGCATGGGGTCGGGGCCTGCCAGTGGGGGCTGAAGAC